GTCTTTTCTATATTTGTAGACCGAAAATTTCTTTTCGCAAACTGTACAAATTAAATCAACCATGTTAGATTCCTGTCGTCTGGAAATCTATATCTTCGGAAGCGTTATCGACGATATAGTCCCCATCGTCAGAGAGGCGGTTCTTGAGGAAGTTCTCCATCTTTTGAAGACCAGTATCATATTCCTGCATGTAGTTGGTGGCGTTCTGTTCTTCCTGTTGACCTTTACGTAACATTTGGGCGGCAGCCTTCAATGAAATTAAGTAGGTAAAACGGTCGGCGTAGGGAATGTTCACATTATCGGTTGTGTTGACTAAATCTGCGGGGATGGATACTCCCCAGACAGAGATTGATTTTCCTGTAGTATCTGAAATGGTAGGGACGGGGAGGAAACCTATCTGTTGAGCTCCGATATCTCCGTGAAGGTAATAGATTGGGGAGACGAAAGACCCCGTAGTGTTCGTATTGGCGAGATTACCTCTTATTTCATCCATCTTGACTGGCATAGCCCGCGAGGAAACTGAATTGGCAAGAATAGGATTGTAATTTATCTCGACTCTTTCGACTCTTATAAGCGACGGGTCGATTAGGTATTCCTGTTTGCCTGAAACTACTGCATAAGTAAAAGGAGTAAGTGTGGCATAGAATTCCTGATAAATGTCCATGACAGAAGAAGCTACCTCATGATAGGCATGATTAATTGACCTCGTAATTTCCGCATCCAGAAAATCAGCCTGAGTTGCCTCATCCAAGTAGGTTCTGACTTCGCTTTGTATGTCCGCTAATGTTTTAGCCATACTTTATCCTTCAATAGCGATTATGTATAGTGTTCCTGCTCCGCTTACTCCCTGAACGTACATCTTTTGAATTACGCCGTCCATCAAGACGATTACCGTATCGGAAGTATTAGCCGCTAATAATTTATATGATTGAGTTGATGCTACTGGCTGGTCAAAGTCAATATAACAATCAGCACTGGTATGCAAAATCACTTGTTTTACTCCACCTAAAGTTACTGGAACTGAACCAGATGTAGTCGTAAACCCAACCTGAACGCATTGTACTTGTTTTAATTGTGCCATATTATGCCTCCTTTCCTATCATATTCCTATCCCCCGTGAGGGACAGGATATAATAATAAAAGGGTACCCCTTTACTATTACTCTTGAGCTAAGTCCCAAAGAGCTAGGACTTGCATGGTTTGGTCTAAAACTATAGAACATCCTGATGCCATCGAAAGTCCGTCTTCTGAGATTGCTCCACCTGAACCTGATGCTGCCCTAAAGTCTACGACCATAGGCGTTGAGCTAGGATAGGTTGACGAAAAGGCTGGAAGAGTCATCTTCCAAGCGATTGTCGTTGTATCGTTTGCCAAAGCATTACCAGTATAATGAATGGTGATGTTTCCTCCTGATACTGGGTTTCCAATTAATAACTTTCTAAGAACTATACTAGCCGTAGAAACTACTGACGCTGGTGTAGTGCTTGAAGTAACCGTGTTCAAATATGTATACTGCATTTATAATTCACCCCCTTTCAATTTCTTTGTGCTACTATATAAACTTTAATCTTCTTACCGTCGTTATCTTTTTTCTTTACAGAGAATATCGTACATCTCAAATTATTTATCTCTTTTAAGTTGTCGAAGGTCTTGATGAGCATTGATTGAGAGTCATCCCAATCCGCTAAATCCCATGAAATCAACACATCGCCGTCTGGACTGCTAATCATGAGGTCGTCTATTTGTTTGCCGAAATGAATCATCACTGGTTCATTATCCAATTCGAGAGGATAGAACTCTGTTCCTTCTAAGCCTGAACTTTCTTTAATAATTTTCATAATGTCTGTCTTTTAGTTATCGGTTCTTTAGCTTCAATTATGTGAAGCCCGTTATTTATTTCTCTCCTGCCTAATTCGACTAACTTTAAGTGTTTGCATTCCCCGTCAACCTGCTTAACTCTAAAGCCCTTTTCCCTTGCCATCATGCAGAAGTAAATATCCTGGCCGCCGTATGCTTGTGCCCCTGCATTTACCCATTCTACATTAGGCCAGGAATTTAGCAAGAGTACCTTGTCGCTCCTAAAATATGGCTTCTCTAGTTTACTGAATACTTCTGGTTTGACAAGAGTACACCCCAATCCGCACCAGAGGATTTCGTTTGTATTTTTATCCCTGGTGATACAAGAATATCCTGAAACCGCATAGTCGATGCAGGCGATGTCCGCATCCGCCAATAATAGTCTTTCCATTGCTCCGTCTGGCATGACGGTATCTTCTTCAACGAACAATAGGTATTTGCATTCATCTGCTAGAGCTTGTTCGACAAGCATGTTCTGACATTCTGGTATCGGTAAATTAAAAGAACGATAAATCTTATGGTTATATTTTTCCATATTACGAGAAATCGAATCCTCGACTTCACAAAATGTAAGTCCACGTGAAGGTAGTATAACTCCAATCACGATATCAGAAACTCCTTCCTGTAATCAATTTCTTCAATATATTTTCTGCAATTACAACTCTTGCATAACGGTTGAATATTCCAGATATAGTTAGTTCCGCCTTTTGAGATTGGAACTATGTGGTCTTCAGTTAGCTCTAGGTCAGTTCTCTTGCAACAAAGACACATAAATTTATAAGTTGCCTTTAATTTCTCCCATTCTTCGAAGGTATGAGAACCTTCAGCTCCCTTCAAGCGAAGTTTTCTCCTTTTAGTAAAAACTCTCATATATCCAGGTTTTTTACTTCTTCCATCAATATAATTCCCTTTACTAAGTTCTTGCATCAAAATCATTCTATCTTTTCCATAAGATTTTCCCCTACAAGACATAGAGCAGAATTGAGCCGTATCTTTTCTATAAAAATGACAAAGGAATTTGTTTCCACACTGCTTACAAAAGAGTAGAACTCTTTTATCTGTCTTCCATTTACCTTGCCATTTTCTTCCTTTATTCCAAGGCGTCATTCCCTTATAAAATCCCCTTTGACCTATCATATGCGTGTAGAATGAGTATTGAACCCACCCTACACTAAGAGTTTAGATTGGTCTTACGACCTAACCTCAACTCCACCTGTTAACCTTAACGCACTGTATCCGTAAATAGTATCCACGATGACTCTCCATCCTAGAGAGACAAGCCAGTAAGCGGCCTGTAATCTCGGAGCTTGCTGTAAAGCAAGTGCGATAGCTTCTTTGTGAAGAAGCATGTTGTGATACTGAGTAGGAGTGGCAGCCGTGTAAGGAAGGTTATTCGTGTAGTACACAGGTACTCCATAAATAGTTCCCCACAGGTATCTGCTGTTAGGACCTGTTTGGACTCTGGTTGCTTTTTGGTATTCTCCTTGATAATCCGCTTTAACGAATTTATCCAGTTTCATTATTGCTGAAATCTGTTTAGGATAAACAATGAAAGCTCTGTCATCCAGCGGCATATCCGCCAGATTGAGGGCCTCATAAGCTGCTACGATGGTAGCATCTCCAATGTCAATTCCGTAAGTTCCAACCGCAGTATTTGTCCAAGATGAATAGTTACCCATTACGTCGGTATCTACTTTCTTAGCAATTGAATAACCAGCCTTGTTGCTGTATTCAGACCTCAAATCGTATATAGCCTGGACACTGACAATGTCTTCAATTATGAAGGAATTGTAATACCAGTTGTTTATAGAAATCTGAGTTTGAGTTTCAGTAGCGGTATCATCCGTGACATCTGTTCCCTGAACTTTAGCTCTGGCCGTAAAGGCGTTGGAAATATTCGGAATGTCGATGGTTTGTCCACGACCTGTAACCAAATAATCGTATCTCTTAACGAGACCTGCTGCGACTAAAGCATTTTCTGTAGCCCTAACGACTTCCCTTGACCATACGGTCGGAAGAAAGACGCTGGACGTTGTAGTTGTAAATGATGTTGGCATAAATTATTTCACCCCCTTTCAAATTTTCACACGTGTAAAAATTCTCAATAAAAACACCCTCTCATAAAGAGTGTTACTCAAATATAAAAGGGTGAATTTAATTCTTAGACCCGTTGACCGTCATTGGTATACTGCTTTGTATGTTCAGTTACCGCTCTATTTATTTCGTCCTGATGGTCAAGATACCATTGCTCATCGTGAGACTTAACCATTTCTTCCACGTTGTCTGAATTGATGGTGTCGGTCTGGATGTTGGCTCTGGTCGGTCTTAAAGTAGAACTGCGTCTTGGTGCCTGTTGTGTGCTTTTAATATTCGCAAACTCGTCTATGAACCTTAGTTTGAAAACATCTTCTGCTGGGGTACTAAGATACTGAGGATGCTTTCTGATGTAATCCTCCATTTCTTCCCGCACATACTGAGGTTCACCGTTTTGACCAGTGTACTTTCCTTCAAGCCTTGTCTGCTCGTTATCCCATCTAAGCTGATTGAACGCTACGTTTAATTTTGCGTCCAATTTGTCGTCGGTTGTTATGCCGAACTTAGATAAGGTTTCGATAGCAGTCTTCTGGTCTGGTGCCAATTGGTTACCAGGAGCGGGCGGAGTAAAAGATTGTCTTAATTGCCTTTCGGCTTCAAGAGCTTCTTCTGCTTGCCTTGCTTTAACCCAAACAGACTTAAATCTGTCCTGAGCCTTACCAGAGAGCTTGTTAAATTCAACCTCTTCTTCAGTTCGTTGCTCTATCGGATTACCCTGACTAGAGTCGCCCTGTTGATTTATTTGTGCTGATGAAGCATTGGAGTTTTCCTCTCCTTTCAACATTGCATCTAAATCGTCTGCCATGTTTTCACATCCTTTCTAGCCAATTAAGTTGAGCGAGTCTGTAATTTTAGGACATTACTGCCTCCTTATCGGATAAGTATTTTAATCCTGGTGCATCGCCGAAAGATGTACCAGAACAAAACTATTTACCTTTGATATCAAAATTGTTTGATTCGCCTTCGTCTTTCGGTTTCATATTCTGAGGCCCCTTATAACCTGCCCCGTAAATATCGAATAAACCGTCTGAACCTTTGCCTCCGATATTATCAGTGGATTTACCTCCTACGGTTTTAATGTTTCTTCCGTCCGTATCGGGATTAAGTAAACCTTTTCTTTCTGATTCATTGACGATAGATTGTCCTAATACTGGACCCTCTCCGCCTTTGAAAGTTCCTTCACTATACTTGCCTGAAAATTTATTGTCTGCCATTTTATTCCCCTCCTTTCTTTACTTCTTCTAAACCAAATCTTTTTTGGATTTGAGCTTCCATCTTGGGTAGATTGCTTAATTCTTTTCCTTCTGGAACCAATGCTCCATAAATATCTACTGGGATTACATCTGCAAATTGTTTCATGTCTTTCATCTTATCTGGCTTATTGAAATACTCCCCAGCGTCAACCGTCATTTTCCCTCTGATTATGTCTGGGCCAACCGATACTGGA